GTTATTTGTCGAGCCGCCAGCGCCGCCAGCACCGTTATATCCTCCAGCGCCGCCGCCGCCACCTCCACCGTAACCGGGGTTACCGCCACCGTGTCCACTGCCACCGTTTCCACCGTAGCCGCCGCCATCGCCGCCCGAAAATGCACCACCTGCATTTCCTGCAGTGCTGCTGCCACTTACTCCGTAGTTCGCAACCATCTGAACTCCGTGACCTGTGAAAGTTGAATTTTGTGTACTTCCTTTAGTGCCAGTTGCGTACGCATAGGTTTGTCCCCCTAGCACCTGAAAGTTTTTCCAACACAATCCTCCGCCACCGTGTCCACCATTATAGTTCGGGTTGTTCCGTCCTCCAGAACCTACACAAACTACTGAGACTTTGAATACCCCGTTAGGTGGACTCCAATTTCCAGATGCAGTCCCGCTGTATATTTGATCCCCACTGTATGTGTTGAGTTGAATTGCCGCAAAACTCTTGGCGACAAACGCGGAGCCATCATATATGTATAGATTATAGTCATTTTGATTGTAGTAACAATCTCCTGTGGAGGGACTTCCAGGGGCTGATGTGAGAAGTCTAAAAGCTGACGCTGCTCCACCTACACCAGCATTCGTTATAGCCGTAGCCGTGGCTGAATCAATAGAGGCAATATTAGCTAATTGCCTTGCGTTAGTTATAACATCTGTACCACTTACTTTAATAGCCATCTTCGTATTCCTTTACTATTAGCCGTTAAGTTTTTGTTTCAGCTCATCAATCTGAGCCTGTTGTTCTTTGATTGCTTCGATTAATAAACCAACCATGTTGCCGTACTGTACAGATAGGAGCCCTTCAGCACCTTCTTGAACTAGCTCCGGCATAACTTTTTGCACTTCTTGAGCTATGACACCTGAAGACTTCTCGTCAGTTTCTTTAAGAGTGAACGAGTACCCGCCCAACTGTTGAACCTTGTTTAAAGCCCCTTTAATAGGAGTTATATCTCTCTTAGCACGTTCATCTGAGGTGGTATTAACCGTACCTGCATTAACCGTAGTTACCGTTATCGTGCTGTCAAGATTAAGTGTAACTGCACCACTAGCACCGCCACCGTTAAGGTTTGTCCCAGCAGTCACGCCAGTAATGTCTCCGACAGATGTTGTGTACCCAGCGCCATTTGTAATCTGGTTGTTGTTTGTTACATTGGTTGCGCCACTAGCTATTCCATCTAATTTGGAACCATCCACGGACAAATCTCTACCATCGACCGTCTGACTTCCAGCCATAGTGATGTTGCCAGTTATCTGACCGCCGCCTTTTGGCAAAGCGTTGGTCGCAAGTACGCCATCTGCGGCAACGTCTCTCCCGTCAAACGTGGAGTTCGTAGTAATAGCTCCGGTCATTGCACCACCAGACTTTGGCAGAGCATTAGTAGCTAACACGCCATCTGCGGCAACGTCACGGCCATCGAAAGTGCTGTTAGTTGTAATAGCACCTGTCATTGCACCACCAGCTTTTGGTAGAGCAGCGTCAGCTTTTGTACCTTGTGCCGCTGTAGCGTATGCGGACGCTGCAGTAGTAGCTGCAGTGCCTAAACCTAACGTGGTTCTAGCTGTAGCTGCGTCAGCATCGTCAACTAATGTCTTACCATACGCACTGATAGTTGTATTAGCGGGCAATGAAAAAGTTTTAATATCAGCGTCAACTTCAGAATCCATCAAGGCTCCTGCGGAAGTGACATTAGCTGTGTCTGTCTGATCTGCACCGGACTCAATACCGTCGAGCTTAGAGCCATCTGTAGCTACGTCTCGCCCATCGAAAGTGCTGTTAGTTGTAATCGCGCCAGTCATAGCGCCACCAGATAGCGCCAATGTTGTTGTCTCATTAGCAAGCGTAATCCAGTTTCCAGCGTGTGCGTAATATCCTTTACCCGTTGCATGAACGTGAGCAAACATACCATGGTAAGTAGATGCGCTTGGTAAGTCTGATACTTGGGAGTAGACGTTAGCGAATAGCATTTTGTAGCCATTGCCGTTTATATCGCCGCTCATTGTGCCGCCAGACAAGCTTAACTTGCTTGATAGGTCTACAGCAGACCAAGCGTAATCACTACCGTTCCAGCCAAGGTATTGCCCATTACTTGCACCGGAGACATTTATATGTGAATCGACTAGAGGGTTTACGTTACCCGCATCTGTTACGTTTGCGCCATCTTCTACGTTTAAAGCGGATAAAAGAGAACCTTTTGCGATAGACCCAGTTAAACCTACAACGGCTTGAACGGCATCAGTCTGGTCGTGTTTCGACCAGTTGTTTGCATATGTAGAGGCAGAAGCGTTATCAGTCGTAGCAACGATGTTGTCTCCCACTGCAAACGATACACCGTTGACAGTACCCGCGCCTGAAACGTAATAGAACCAACCTGTTTGAGCGGAGCCCCCACCTGGGAAACTGCCCGAACCTGCGTTCCAATCACCTTTGTACACCATACCGTTTTCAAGCGCAGCAATATCGGTTTCCATCTGGTCAAGATTGACCGCTTGTGTAACGGAAATATAATCTAACTTAGTACCGTCAGCGGCTACATCACGACCATCAACCGTACCACCCACAACTAAATTGTTGCCAACGTTTACATTGTTACTTGCGTCTTCAAGTACAGCTTTATCTGCGGGATATGTAAGGAATATATTCTTTGTCCCTATACCCCAGTTAACAGCGTTGTTAGAGTTAGAAGATGTAAATACCGCCGTGCGAGTAATAGTTCCCCCACCAGATGCATAAGTTCCAAGGCCAACTTCAAAGTTCACATTATCCGTTACCGAGTAATAGACAGTATCTGTGTTAGACACCTCGGCGGAAAATGCTTGAAAACCTGCAACCGCGCCGCCTAGAGTATAGGCCCCAGTGCCCGTAGAGTTAGTGGTTTCTTGTACGCGATCCGCGACAATCAAAGACATGGGACAACCCTTTTATTTTTAAGCTATACGGACAATAGCGTTTGAAGCATCCGCTGTAGGGAAACTAATCGTAAACGTACCCGTAGTAGAAGTCTTATCAGAACCAAAATCCAACACCGCAACCGTTGGGTCGCCTGATACGCTATCATTGTAAATCAACGCGCCCCGTGCAGTAATTGTAGCTGAAGTAAAAGATATATCGGCAAAGTCACACAACGCTGTTGTACCAATCGCCACAGGAGTTACACTTACAAGAGTTCCGCCCCCTGCGGAGTAAGACCCAGAGTTGCTAACTTCGTTAGAGGCAGTGTACGCAGTTGTAGCTGCATTAAACGATGCGCTGTTTGTATACAGCGCAATTTTAAAAGTGTTGCCCGATGAGGCAGTAAAGTTGTGAACACCCTTTAAGATCTCTACCTTAAAGGAGGTACACATAAAATTTCCAGAAAAGGCCATGTTATCGTCTCCATATTTTATCAGCACAACTACCATCGTATGCCAAATCTTGCAACATTTATTGTTTTTGCCTTACAACTCGACCGACTCTATACTCTTGAGTGGTTTCTTTAGCCTCTCCCAACATCTTCAACGCGGTCATGGCTTCGTTAAATTTAGTCTCGTACATTTGCATAAGATCTTGCTCACCTTTCATGTAAATGTTTGCTTCGACAAGACATCCATATAGAAGAGCAACTTCTGCATTTATACTAAGCCAAGTTGTGCCGCTTCCTGCTCCCGCAGTTAGACTCTGAGGTCTATAAAAATAATGCATTTCGCAAACATAGTTTTGGTCCGGAGCGGGGGCCAGCACCATGTTGTCAACATCAAACTGAGCGTAGTATCTCGGAGGACCTTCAGTGCTTGAGTCTGGTGTGTACGTTTGACAGAACGAAACATCCTTAAACTCTATAAAGTTTTTGTCCCCAATCGACGTGTAGCTCAAAGAAAACGGGGCTAAAAAATCTGTAGGAGACGCAAGATACTGATTGCCTTTTGTCATCGAAGCCGTTGCATTTTTACGAAACAGATTAAGCTGAACGTTTTTTAAAATTCTTTCCTCTGTGCTTCGAATGAACAAAGGGAGGTTGTTAACAAAACTTGTTTCTGCGTTGTCCGTATAATCTTGGACAGCCGTCTTTAACTCGTCATATGTAAAACTCATGATATTACCACCGTTACTGTGCCAACAGAACCTGCGGCCTCAAGGTTGCTAGGAGGAGAAAGACCCGGAAGATAATTCCAACCCACTGGGTTCCAGCCCCACTGTACTGCGCGTTGCGCCTCTAAGTTTGTCTCTGGACGCGGGTTCCTCAACGCCTGTGGGTCAGGATAAGCTTTAGGTGGAAACAATTGCGGCTGTTTAGGATCAAACTCATCAGGGCCAACCTTGGATCCTGTCCACTCTACCATCATGTCACGAAGACGGTATCGACGCCCAGATCGATCTGATATCCCCCAAGCTTTGCTGCCACTAGCGTATGCCATTAAAACCTCAAATAACTAAGGCTGGGTTGAAGTTTTAATGGCGTACGGCCTGAATCTTCATCCGCTGCCCTCTGGAACTCTTCCTCGTATACGGTTTTTAACATCTGTATGCGGTCAGGAACTCGTTTCATAGCCAGATAGTAAGACAGACCAGCAACCATACATGGGAAAAACCGAAAGGGTAGATCCGAAGTATTAGTGTAAACTCCGGCATCTTCTATGCGCTCGACATAATAATAGATCAATACGTCCGTAGAGTTTTCTGGGACAGACCATAGATTAATAATAGGATCAATTTGCCTGTTAAACCAGTACTGACTAGGCCGACCCTGAGTAGTCTTGTTCGGCAGAGTTGTATACTCACCTCTAGAAATTCTTTGAACTTCGAAGTCTGTATTATTTCTTCGGACCACCACGTCCAATAAATCTACAACATCCGGAAGAAATGTATACGCAGCCACACCCTTCGTTAGAGTTAGCTCTTTAGACTTAACAGTCCACAAGTTCAAACCCCGATTAGCCCACTCTGCAAACATAAGATTCAACGAACGACGAGCAGTCTTAGCATCATAGCCCGTGCGAACCTCAAGTCCGCAACGCTCATACGATTCCTCGATGACCTCGGCAATGTCGAGGTTGAATGCTCTTGTGCCAGATGTAGCCATAACTAAACCAACTTCGGTTTTTGATTAGTTCTAGTCATAACACAGCCACCGTTTTTGTAACCCATTTTAGCCACCGCCGCTGGAGCCACTTTTTTTAACTCTGTTATGCCCTTGCCTTCGGAGCCGCTAGGTATCGGTTTTTTCATCTCCATCGTCCTCGTTATAAAGATTATCAAACACTCGATTCACATCCAGTGTATAGTCTAAATCACTTTTTGAATAGTGTATATGTTGTGACGGTCTAAAGTCTGGAGCACCCTCACCTAACGAAAACCAAGCAGGGTGCGTCACACGCACTCTATTGTTAGGTAAAGCAACAATGTTGCCTGTCCATTCTCCCGCGTCTAACAACTGCAAAACATGGCTTTGTTTATGCTGTGCAGGATCGTCCGCTATTTCAGAATCAGTGTAGTCAACCGTAAACAAATACTTTGCTGGAAAAAACTGACCATCAATCTTTGCCATCCAAGGACAAGGTGTGGCTCTATCCAAAACGTATACTGCGTGATGGTGCGAAGCACAGTCCCAAGGTTGAGCATCATGTGTTGCCATTGGAGTAGGCCATTCCGATAATGGGATATCTGCAACCAACGCCGTAAGAGGCATCCGAGCCCACATTGCACCACCGTGAACTGTGTCCTCTTCTTCGTCTTCCGCTTCGCAACCCGTAAAGATTACTTGAAAGCTTAGGGACCTATTCGGCATACTGGTTACAGCTATGACCATCGCGTGTAAAAACTCTCCATGATATTTCTCATGGTTATGAGTGTACTCGCGACGAACCCAGCATTTAAAGTATGGAATGTTGCTTTGTAAATAGGACATCTACTCTAGAACACTCCTCTAAAACCAAATCCTTTGACTTGACCGCCAGCCCTCATGCCTTTGACTTTGCCGCCAGCCTTCATACCTTTGACTTTGCCACCAGCTTTCATGCCTTTGACTTTGCCGCCAGCTTTCATGCCTTTGACTTTGCCACCAGCTTTCATACCTTTGACTTTGCCGCCAGCCTTCATGCCTTTGACTTTGCCACCAGCCTTGTAACCTTTGTTCTTCATCTTCATCTTATCTCTCCTTTAGAAGATCCGGACTAATCCGCCACTTGCTTTCCAATTTATACGCTTAGACGACTTTTTCTTTTTAGACGCCGAAGTACACTGAGACATCGTTGGTCTACACGCTGGATAACCTTTTCGATCCTCGCCCTTCTGGCGACCACAAGGCTTTCCTGTTTTACAATCAACCAATCCTTTACCATCGTTCTGACTAAACCATTCTTGCAAAGAGTTTTTCTTTTTAGCCATCAGTACGTCCTTGTAACCTTGCGGCGAGGTTCTTCTACTTGACCGCAACCCGCAGCGATAACACC